CATTAAAAAAATACGGGGCAATACATTCTTTGCCGAGAATGTTTATTTGTAAAATAGGTGCCATTTGGCACAGATACAAAACTTATATACAAGATGGAACAGATATTTTAGAAAATTGTTTAACTCCATTTAATGAAAACCAAAATTATGACCCTGTAAATTTTGATAAAGCAAGAGTGTATAATTTAGAAATTAATGGGCAAAATCAACCAATAACTTTATATGATACGCAACTTGTTAGTGAAGGATTTTTAGATAAAATGAGTGTAGGATTTTATCCTCAGTTGCTTAAAGATTTTTATTTTTTCTTGAACGGCGGAGTTTTATATGAGAACAATGACACCATTGAAATAGACATCCAACAAAAAATTAATGTAGAGGATGTTAAAATTATTTTAGCTAATGAATCAAACATAAGCGCACTACCAACAGACACTAATAATTTAATAAATGGAATTCAACTTGTAACTCTAAGTGTTTTATTTAAAGTGTTAAATAACGATACTGAAACAACCCAAGTGGCCTACTACTCTGCACCATCTTTTGGTTCAAGATACAATCAAACAAAAATGGAATGTTTTCCAAATGGTATTTTGATAAAGGACATTGCTAATACCCAAGAGGTTTACAACGGTAGTGCAAGAGTGTTATGGGGAACTCCAAATTATGGGTACATGCCGACTATAACTGAAATACCGGCATACGATGAATATTTTGTAAAAGGTGAAGATTTTAACATAACAATTACTGATAGTGGAGCGGTTATTTCAGGGGGAAAGATAGATGACATTTTAGGTACTTTTACTTTTGATGAATTGGAATTATTTGAACAAGAGTTTTTTGACTTCTCAAAACCTTCAAATAGAAGTACCAGTGATTTTAATCTGCAAAGAATTTTAAGAAAATCATTACAACTTAATTCAAGTGATTTTGAAGTTGCCGACTTCGGAATAACCATAGAAAATTTCCAAACAAAACAAGAACAACAATTCAATGCGATTGTAAATAAGTACATGAATCAAAATTTCTATTTCCAAAAAGGAAATCCTTCTAATTTGAGTAGAAAAAATTTAAGTTATTTTGCAATAAATCCATTCTTAAAATTGAAGGGTGTTGATAATGGAATACAGTTATATAAAGTTGAGACGGATAATTCAGTTCCTGTTAGTGGAGGAACACTAACTTTAGCAAATTCTGAATTGGCTTATCCCGAGGCGTGGAGAGAACTTAGGTTAAGAGTGGGGTTTTTGAACTATACTGGTTTTTCTTATTCTGATAATGGTTCATTTATAACTGACTTCTTTCCTGATATGAACATTGCGTTTACTCCTGAAATGATTCGAAGATTTTCAGAAGAGATAAAATTATATGCAACAAGAAAATGGGTAAGTTCAGGTGGAAATTTTAATTTTAAACAAGAAGTTGACGACTACTTAACTGATGTTGACACTCTTAGAAATTATATTTTAGATGGAGTTTTTGTAAAATTAAAAACTAGTTTGCCAGCAGCAAGAACTGAGAAAGATATTGATGATAGTGCAACAGAAGGAGAACTAAATAAATTAGAATATTATAATTTGTTTAAATCAATTAATGATAAATGGATTGCCGGTAACAATTATGAAAGTGAAACATTGTTTGAGGATTGTATGTTTTTAGATAGGGCGAATAGAGATGTAGGAAACCAAGTAATTGTAGATATAAAAAAAACAAGAAATTATCTTAAAGATAATCCAAAAAGTCCGTTGTACTTCATTATTACATCAATTGCAACCGATTGTCACTTCCAACCATTTTCATTACCATCATATGTTAATTTTTATAATGTACAAAATGTCGGTGACCCCCCATCACCTAGCCCTGATGTTGCAAATGACCTTTTCGGTACTTTTGATACGGTAGATTTACAAAAAAGTAAAACAAAACTAGTATTTGTTTATACCGAATTACCATCTGAACAAATGCAAAACGCTAACCCAAAAAATGGATATTTGGATGATAGTTTTAATTTGGGTGTACAAACAAACAATCCATTAGTTGAAAATTTAAACCAAAACGAACAAAAAACTGATTATGGTCAATCAAATAAAGTAGTTGGATTTGCCGTAGATATGGGATTACAAAACCAAAGCGTTTTTACTAACGTACAAGTTTCGCAAGATATAGGTAAGGCAACATCTGAATCTTTACAACAAGAATATGAGTTAGCAAATACATATCGAGGAACAAAGAGCTCAACCCAAAGTACTAGTTTATTTAACATCTATAAAACTAGAAGTTATAAGGCAACAGTAACTTCTTTTGGTAATGTTATGATACAACCAACAATGTATTTTGTTTTAAGAAACATACCATTATTTGCCGGTCCGTATATGATAACAGATGTAGAACACGTCATAAGCGATGGTAACTTTACAACAAAAATGACAGGTACAAGACAAAAGTTATATACACCACCAATTGAAAACGCACTGCTTAATACGATTAAGAGTAACTATTTGTCCAAACTTACAAGTGACCTAAGACAAAAAAGAGAAACGGAAAAAACATTAGATACAAATACAATTAGTGCCAAAAACACAGTTTCAACAAATATTACTGGAAATTTACAGTCAGCCGGAAGTCCAATATGTAAACCTTCAGAAGCATATGAGTCGTTTACGTTAACAACTCCAACCGAAGTAAATTTTGCGGACAAAAACCTTTATGATTTAATATATAGTAAATTAAGTGCTGATACCAAATATGTTTATGTTGTTTATACATTATTCTCAGTTGTTAATTACAGAAATGGACAATTTAGTTGTTTTAATAACAATTTATCAAGTACTCCTATTTCTGAAAAAGCGTATAGTCAAAGTTCCCTGTCTCAGTTTGAACCAAACTTTATTTGTTTAAATGGAAGTGATAACCAACAACAAGCCTTTGCAGTGTTCAAAAATCCTGAGTTATGTGTTGACTTTAATTATGATAGATATAAGAATGATTTTGCGAATGTTGATATAAATTCAGAAACTAATTTCGTGGCAACTTTTGCTAGAGCATGGATTGAAAAAGTCCCATATAACAAAACAAAACAAACAAGAAATCTTTTTGACGATTTCAAAACCTCAAATCCTGCACAATATGACTCATTTGAAAGTAAAGTTAGAGAATCATATTTAAGAGTTAAAACTTATTTAGGTTAATAACATATTTATATATAAATTAATATTATGGACGTAAAACAATTATTAGACACCTACCTCGGTAGAAAAACAAGAATTACAGAAAAAGATGCCGGTAACGGATTTAAAGAAGTTTGTGATTTGGACACCGGAGATTGCTATACTGTAAGAATGAAAGATGGTCTTATTGAGAGAGTTGACAATACTTATATGTCTAACAAAAAAATTAATGTTGAAACCAAATCAGGTATTAAACAACTTTTAAACGGATAAAAAAATGGAAATTTCAAAAACAATACTCGAAGAGTTAAGCCGATATAATCAAATCAATAATTATATATTTGAACAAGCTCCACCGGCACCTGAAGAAACTCCACCGGCTGAGGCACCTGGTACAATACCTCCGCCACCTGGTGGTGAAGCAACTCCACCAGCAACTCCTCCTACCGCTGAGGCAGAACCAACTCCTGTTGACGTAGCTGCAGACCCTGATGTTGAAAAAGTTGGTGAGGAAGGGGAAGAAGAGGGAGGAGAAACCGGCTCAGAAGAATTGGAAATCACTGATTTAGTAAAATCACAACAAAATATTGAAAACAAACAAGAAGAGTATTTTAACAATTTATTTACTCAACTTACTAACTTGGAACAAAAATTATCTGACATGGACCAAGTTATGACAAAACTTAATGACTTAGAGGCAAAGATTGAAAAATACAGACCAAAAACTAATCAAGAAAAACTTGAACTTAGAAGTTTGGACTCTGGACCATTCAATCAAAAACTTACAGACTTTTTTACCGACAAACAAGGAGACATTGAAAAATCAGGTAAGAACGAATACGTTCTAACAACTGACGAAGTCGAAGACTATTCTGTTGACGAGATTAAAAGAACCTTCAATGACTACGGTGAAGAAGATGAGTTCAAACCTTTGAAGTACTAATTAGTAAAACTTATTTGACTTTTACGGCTGACACACTTACTTTTGTTTATTAACTCTTAAATTATATAATATGGCGACAAATTCTTTAGATGCTGTTCTCGCTCAGTATGAAAAAGCGAAATCAAACACAGGTGGTAGTAAAATCTCACAAGAAGACCGAATGAAGAAGTACTTCGCGGCAATTCTACCACAAGGAAAATCAACAGGACAAAAGCGACTTCGAGTCCTACCTACAACTGACGGTTCATCTCCGTTTAAAGAAGTATGGTTCCACGAAGTACAAGTGGCTGGAAAATGGAACAAAATCTATGACCCAGGTAAAAACGACAACGAGCGTTCACCTTTGAACGAAATTCACGACGAACTTATGATGACTGGCAAGGCTTCTGATAAGGAACTTGCAAAACAATATAAGGCACGTAAATTCTACATCGTTAAAGTAATTGACAAAGACGCACCTGAGGACGGAGTAAAGTTCTGGCGTTTTAAGCACAACTACAAGAACGAAGGAATCCTTGACAAAATCATTCCAATTTGGAGAGCTAAAGGTGATATCACTGACCCTGAAAAAGGACGTGACTTGATTTTGGAACTTACAAAGGCAAAGACTCCAAAAGGTATTGAATACACAGTTATCCAAACTGTAATGTATGATGACCCAGCTCCACTTCACGAAGAAAAAGAAACTATGGATTCTTGGGTTAAAGATGAACTTACTTGGAAAGATGTTTATTCTAAAAAGCCTGTAGAATACTTGGAAGCAATTGCTCGTGGTGAAACTCCACGTTGGTCTTCTGAACTTGGTAAATATGTTTACGGTGACGAGTCTGGCGAAATGACTATGGGTGGAACAATTTCTGACCCACAAGCCGGAGACGAACCTGACGGTGACCTACCCTTCTAATTAAAAAAAAATATTAATCAAACTACCCCTGAAATATGGGGTGGTTTTTAATACCTTAAAAAAATGACAATTCAAGAAAAAATCTCAAAAAAACTTTATGATGCTCTTATGAGCAAATATGCTTCTGAAATGAGTGAAGCAGAAGCAACACTTTTGGTTTATTTTAATAATCCAGTTGGAATTGGTGAACACCCACAACACTTGGAAGAAATGGATAAAATGGTTGAAAAATATGCAAATGCAA